ATTGAATATAATTTACAAAACTGATCTACTGATACTTCAGACCAACTGGTTGGGAACTCATAGGATTTAACCTCATCGTCTATTTCTATATTGATATTAATCATATTACTTAACTTTTTCTATAACACTCCAAACTGCTCCTACTAATGTGATTACCCCACCGATGATTTCTGTAGCTGTTGTTTCATCTACCAATCCTTTCATTACCAATAATCCACCCAAAAATGTAAGTGAGTGTCTTAAAATCCCTAATACTTGTTCTTTTTTCATAATCTTTCTTTTTATTAAATATATGATTTATATGAATGTTTTTATCCGTTCATTATTCTAAATGGCATCGTTACTTTATTTTCTTTTCTAACCCCAAGTTTCATAGTTGATATATATCTTAAAGCATCACAAGCGTGGTTATTAGAATCAATTGGGGTTGTGTCATATCCCCCATCTCTATTCTTTTTCCAACTATACTTACTAAACTCATCAAGTAAGTTTTTAGACCTCCTTGTTACTAATATATGTTTTTGTTGAATAATTTGAATACCATAGTTTATTGAATCCCTACCTTTTTCAACAGGTTTAACTTGAAACCCAAATCTTTTTAATTCACTAATACTTTTAGGTTCAGCGGAATCTGCATATATCTCACCTTTGACTTCATATTGTTTCATTCTATTGGCTAATTCTGAATTGAGTAATCCTGTTTCATAGATCAACTCATCAGCCACAATATCATCGTTGTATTTGTATAAAGCTATTAGAGCTGCTGGATCTTGACTAAAACCAAAGTCCAATCCATAACCAAGTAATCTGGCTTCTTCGGGGATTTTATCTACAACTTCAAAATCAGTAAATATTGTTCCTTCTACTGATCCTACTTCCCCATCTAAATAAACTCTACACCAGTTCTCCCAATAGGTTGAGGTCTTGGCTTTTTCTCTATTCATTTCCAATTGTTTTACAATCTCATTAGATAGAGCTTCATTATCCTTATAAGTCAATACCAATAGTTCAGTATCATCTTGTCCCAATACTTCCGTATGAACCCAAAACTTTGAAGTGGGGTTGTAATCCAAATATATTTCACCATCTGTTCTAATCTGTAACTGAAGATAAGCATCATAGTTGATATTATTACACTCATTCATATACAAGATATTTCTTCTTGCTCCCCTCAATCTTGATTCGTCATCAGCAGAGAAGAATTCAATATAAGATCCATTACTAAATTCGTATCGTAAAAGAGTTTTATTATAATGATGAGGTATATACCTACCAGTCTCTTTCATAATCTTCAAGAAGTCCTTATTTGCTCCCCTACGAAGATGAGGTATTGATTCCGATACAACAGAGATTTCTAAATTAGAGGTCTTGATTGCTTTGTCTATGAGGATTGCTAAAATGGAAAAAGTTTTCGATGCTGATGTTCCCCCCTGTATTACTTTTATACGGGAGTTCATTCTTCTAATCTTCCTTAAAGCTGAAGTGTAAATGAATTTACTCACAAACCTCTTTCTTTCATTAAATCAACATATTCTTTTTGTTTCTCAATTAAAATATATTGTCTATTATTATTTTTTGCTGCTAAACCTGTAGTTCCCGTTCCAGCGAAACAATCTAAAACAATCTCATCTTCTTTTGTTGATAATAATAAACAAGTTTCAGGTAAGGCTATTGGAAATCCCCCGTGTCCATATTGTGATTTAGTTTCTTTTCTACCAAAATCATTCTTGGATACTTTATTACCTTGATTAAATGGTATTTCCCAAACATTACCCACATTTTTTGTTTTGAAGATAGTAGGGTTTTTATTATATGCTTCCTCTTTATTTAAATCAACACCAGCAGATGTATGTCTTAACATAAAGACATATTCAACCTGATTGGTTAATTGTCTATTAGAATTACAAGGTTGTTGATTAAATCTATACCATATTATCGTATCGTGTAATTTATACATCAATTCTTCTGTTGCGATATTTAATATCTCAAATGCTCTGGTAGTTACTTCACTATCATTTATCACATTTAACCATAATGTCCCTGTTGGTTTAAGAACTCTTTTACATTCAATTAACCATTTCTTTGTCCATCTAATATATTGAGCATAAGAATTGAAATATGCTTCATAAGCAAATCCCTTCCAATAAGGAGGTGATGTAATAATACAATCAATACTACCATCCTTTAATTTTTTTAATTCTTCTATACAATCTCCTTCTATTACTTTATTCTGTGTCGTCATCCAAAAATAGTGGTTGTTCTGTTATGGTTATTTCTTGTTTCTCTGATGCATTAAATCCTAACATCTTATTGATGACCTCAATAGCTTTAATAGCAAATGGGGGAGCATCTTCCATATTGTTCTCCTTGATTGTTAGAAGGTCTTGTATCAGGTCTTCTTTTCTTATTTCTAATCGTTTTGCTGTCTTTTCTTGTTGTTTTTGGATATATTCCTTCACCTTAACATTTAATAACAACCTGGATGCACTTGCTTCAGATACTTTATCATTTGTTTTATAGACAGATTTGTAGGCTTGAGTTGCATTTAGTCCATTGGATAAATACTCATCACAGAACGCTTTATGTTTAATTGATAAGTTCATTTGTTTTTTCTAATTTCCATTTATATCCATAGGCAGATTGATTACCCTTTCTTATACAATCTTCAATATGATTATGACTATCAAAACCTAATGTGTTTTCTATTTCGGTAATAGTATTCCAACTACGGATAAAGTTGTTTTTCAAATCATACTGATTAATTGAATAAGTTTTTAATTCTTTTCCTTCTATTCGTTTATTTCCAAACTCAACATACTTGGGGTTCAGTTCGAATGATATGTGTTGTCTATTCAATTCTTTTGCTGCCAAGTTGGTTGTTCCAATTCCACCGAATATGTCTAATACCATATCCCCTTCATCTGTTAATAAGTTTATAAAATAACTTGGTAATTCTTTATTGAAAGGCGCTGGATGTTTTATATGATTGTCCCTTGATGCTCCTGCTGTTTTAAATCTAAAAACATTATCAGGTCTAACTTTTGTTGGTGAATAATCAATTTCACTTTCTTTAACTCGTTCTCCATCTTTTATTACACCGTGATTTTTAATATGCCAAGGATATTTAGCACGATCACTTGTGGCTTTTGCTGGTTCTTCCATCACCCTATCCATATTAAACTTTAATTCTTTTTGATTTTTTACAAAATGAAATATGAACTCTGTATTGTTTCTAAATCGTTTTGGACTTCCATTTGGAATACCATTTAACTTATGCCAGATGTAAGTATCATAAAACTTTAATTTGGTTTCCTTTTGACTTCTGTATATCAATTCATAGATAAATGGATTTCGTAGTCCATTAGAACAATTATCATTTATGTTTAATATAAAACTACCACTTGGTTTTAATACTCTGTGTATATCGTTGAATATGGGTAATAACCAATCACAATATTCCTTTGGTTTTTTGATTGAAACATTATTTCCATAATTTACGATGTCTGCGTATGGGGGTGATGTGATAATTAAATCAACACTATTATCTTCTAATGTTTTTATTAAGTCAAAACAATTTCCTTCTAATATCATATTAGTTCCCATTTATTCTTTGTTTAGCAATTTCAAAATATTCTTCTTCCTTCTCTATTCCTATGAAGGACATTCCCAAGTTTTTTGCTGCGATCCCTGTAGAACCTGAACCCATAAATGGCTCCAAAACAGTTCCACCTTTTGGTGTTACAAGTTTAATTAGATATTCCATTAAAGCAATTGGTTTTACTGTTGGGTGATTGTTTGCTCTTGGTTGTGTTGTAAATTTATCATTAACAGATTTATTACCCATATCTTCCCCATTTTTTTGGTTTCCAAACTTATTAACTTTTTTCTCAAAATCTTCTAAACCTGCGTTTCGTTCCTTCTTGGATACTTTGGGACAATAAAAGAACCTTGATGCTTTATCACTCTGTTCGTCCAGTATCTTACCAGCCTCTTCATCAAACATTATATTAGCAGGAAATCTACCTTCGTATGGTTCTTGTTTTTCTTGTTCTATTCCATTCCTTGATTTATATTGCCAATTACTTCCAACTCCATTTGTTGTTATGGTTTCATTTCCAATCCTACAACCATCTATGTTTATTCCACCTGTTCCGTGTTTTAATACATT